GCAGGTGCGTAATACTCATTGAGATATTCTTTGAATTGAGTAAAGGTAATTTTTTTGTTGCGTAAAGTGGGGTCAACCTCGAAGACATGGACGAGCGTTAGCAGGTCCTGTTCATCGATCTCGCCCCCACTGATGGCAGGGAATTCACTGATCCTACGGTTTGCCACCTACTAACTACGCAATTCTTTCTCTACATTATAGATCGGCTTATTTAGCGCACCTTAATCTCAACACGGGGCAAAACATTCGTTACAATGTTCCAGGACCATTGGATTCCTGTAACAATCCCACAGGAAAGCAGGATAACCAACAGGATTTCGGCGACTGTTAAATTGCGTCGCACATAAACAACCTGAGGTTGCTGCTGTGGAATTACTGCTTGTTGTGCAATGGTTTGTTGGATGGCAAGCTCACGTGCCCTAGCCTTCATCTGAGCAAGCATCTCAGGTGTGATCTGCCCTTCCAGGGTTTGGGGCATTGGTGGCTGACTAGGGGGAATCTGCTCTTCCATGGTCGCAAATTGTTTTCCCAAAGACTAACATATAAACAAAGGATGTGCAGTATGCAGTACGGACTACGTAAAAGCTTAGAGGATATTGCGTACGAGCTTAAAGGAATCAAGAATATCCTTGGTTCCATGTGGCATAGCCGTTATTCGACAGGAGAAACGGACGCGTTAAATCCAGAAGCCTTTGCCGATGAGTATATCTCGACAGAAGAATGTGGTAAACGCCTGGGCGTCTCAGACCAAACCATCCGTAACTGGATTTCTATCGGAAGAAAAACCCCAGACAAAGGCTGGGTAGAGGGCATCCATTATGTCAATGTTTCTCCTGATGTACACCGCAAGGCCGTCCTGCGGATCCCCTGGAATCGACTGATTCAATCTTTTGCTAAAAACGAAAACCTGGATTTAAAAAATCTACGGGCACATTATGACCAATACAAAAACAAACGGGGGTTCCTTGAGTAATGGCTCATCGTTTCCAGGGAATTGATCTTGGTTCTGTAACGGTTGAGAACCATGAGGAGATGCTGCCTGAATCTTTGATCAGGCAAGTGGAGATGTTCTTGCCACCCAGTGGATCATTCGATGATGGTTGCCTGCGCAGGTACCTAGAAAACTTAAAAAACTACGAAGAAGAGGACGCCAACTCTGGCATGACACTTGCCAATCGATTACGTCTTGCGTTCCATGATCTGAGCGCAGATACAATCTGTGGTAAGTTTCCGCAAGCAGAGTTGCCTTTGAAACGAAGGTTACGTTGCGTAGCCGAATACCTTATCCGATCTGGAGAATTTGATAAGGTAAGGGATGAAAACGGAAAACTTGTCAAAAAACGTGGAGTCCTAGGCAAATTGGTTGTACTGTACCAACCAACGCCTAAGCTTCTGGAATCATTACACCGCCAAGGATTGCTGAAAGATGGATCGACGTGAAAAACTGATTGCTTCTGTGATTGGGCCAGAGCTTGATGAGAAGAAAGCCAAGATGCTTGATGCAACCATCAAGTTAATTCTTGGTGATATGGGCGAGCAATACTGCAAGATGTGGGAGGTTGAAGGTCCAGGTGTCATGGTGTTCCAGCCACGCAACAAAGAACGCTCTATGTTCTTCTGGACTTTGAAGGAGATCCATGCAGCACAAGAGGATTGTGAACGGAATAATGATGGTGATCTAGCCGAGACTTTTAGGCGCATCCTTGGAGCGGCACAAAAGATTGATCCAACGGAAAAAGCTGGATACGTCATCAATGATGACGAAGGCATGCGTTATTTTGAGATTGATTACAACAAGGCTGCAGAGTAATGGCTGAAAAAGGCGTACGTGGCGTTGCGGCTCGCAATGAAGGTGTCGAACTAATCACCAATAAAGACCTGGTGCTTGCTGCCAACGAACTGTTGGGTGGCATCACACTTGATGTGGCCAGTTCCAAGGTTGCCAATGAGTATATCGAAGCAGAGAACTATTACACACCAACGGATGATGGGTTAAATGCCCAACAGTGGTACGGAAGTTGTTACTTGTTTCCACCAGCGGGTGCTTACTTCTGGGATCAAAAGCATGAAAAATGGAAGATGACAAGGGCTTCTTCCTTGACACTGACATCCTCCCACGCCGTTTGGTTCCGCAGAATGTACCATGCGTGGCTTGCAAAAGAAATAGAGCAAGGTCTTTATTTCAGCAACTGCCCTGACATGATTCGTTACGAGCCCAAGATCTTTAAGTTCCCGATGTGCATTTTAAGAAGTGCACCTTATGTCATGTGCCACAAAGACGGAGAGGTAAACAGGAAGCGCACATGCACCTCATTTCTTGTGTACTTGCCGCCACAGGATTCCTCTGGTGATGCCGTGGATTCTTTCGTAAAAATTTATGGGGAGCGTGGACACCTTCTTGTGTAATCTCTGTAGACTGAAGGACGATTACAGGGATTTATGAGCGTCCTGGCCGACTGGGAGATCAAGCAACTGGCGGAAGACGACCAGATGATCGAACCCTTTGTGGATCATTTGGTCAACAAAGAAGATGGACGCAAGCTTCTTAGCTACGGCCTTAGTTCTTACGGCTATGACATCCGTTTGTCTCCTGCGCAATGCCTGATCTTTGGCAAGGTACAAGCTGGTGACTGTGATCCAAAGAACTTTGATCCTGACATCCTGAAGCCTGCAGATCTCCTAGAGGACGAACGCGGTCAGTACTTCTTGCTTCCTCCGTATGGCTATTGTCTTGGCGTTGCCCAAGAACGTCTAAAACTTCCTCGTGATGTCACTGTCGTTGCCGTCGGTAAATCTACTTATGCACGTTCAGGTATCCTGGTCAACATTACACCAGCCGAAAGTGGGTGGGAAGGTTACCTGACGCTTGAAATCAGTAATTGCACTGGGCTCTTCAATCGCATCTATGCAAACGAAGGGATCACGCAACTGCTTTTCTATCGGGGTAATCCATGCCACACAACGTACCAAGACCGGAAAGGTAAGTACCAAGACCAACCAAACAACGTGGTCTTTTCTCAGGTTTAACCGAAAGGTTTACCAAATTGAACTTTGGGTTTACGGGCGTAGCCAATAGATCCGGCACGCCCACCCGAATCACCTGCCGTTGCACTGGTTGGTTCACGCACTAAATTGCGTTTCTGGTACTCGCCAGCGGTTTTTGCTGCTCGCATGAATTTAGCAACGCGGCCTTGATCGTCATTTACAGATTCGGCAGACCCACGGGAATCTGCTGAAATGCGTCGTAAGTCCGTGTCGTAAGCCTGTTCCGGATTAAGGTCTGTTACCTCAGCTCCAGAGGTACCAGAGTTAATCCCTGGATCGTAAGTAGGTCTAAATCGGTTAGCCATCTTATCATTGTAAAAGGACTAAATCGATTAAAGCCGTGATGCATTCCGCTGCAGGTTTCTTAGACGCCTTTGTACAAGACGAAGTTAAATGTCGTTGTCTTGATGAAGAAGATTTTGGCGCACCTCTCGATAACGAGCAAAATGATGTACCATTGTATGACATGTACAATCGCGGTCTAGTAGCATGCGAGCAGGGGCTAGAAAGGAATCCGTTGAATCTCGAGGGACAACGGCCTGGAATGACGGGCTATATCCCCTCAATGGAGCAGGGTTTGGCGATGGGAGCATCTCCGAAACCAAGAACGCTGGTGTTGGAACTGGAGGAACCGGACGAGAAGGAACGGATGCTGTCAGCAAAACGTCGTGGTTTGCTCCGGTAGAAGAAGTGAGTGACTGCCCTGGAGGTGTTTGCCCAGTACCCTGGGCCACCAAAGAAAAGCCTCCTGTGGTCCGAGAGGATGTGGTCAATCACCCCGCTCACTACACAGATGGCGGCATTGAGTGCATTGAAGCCATTGAAGCAGCTTTAACCGCCGAAGAATTCCGTGGTTACTGTAAAGGCAACAATTTAAAGTACACCTGGCGTGAACGCCACAAAGGCGGTACAGAATCACTAAAGAAAGCTCAGTGGTATCTGGACCGCCTCATTCAACTTGACGAAGCTCAAAAGGGCTGAAGCTCATCGTCATCATCCTCGTCGTCGTCTCGATATCCACAGGCGGCGGCGAGTTCAGCTAATTCGAGGTCGGTTGGATGATCCCAGTCGATCTCAATGTTTTCTGACGCCATGATGTCTTTGATAGCATGCCACTCCATCAAACGTTGGTGGTAGAGACTCAACAAAGCAAAACGCAACTCTTCCCAAGTCATCTCCTCGGACTGGAGTTCAGCTTTGCGCATGGCAAATTGAAGCTCAAGAGGAAGTTCAAACTCCCGTGGCTCGACCGAACGCTCCATTCCACTCT